CCTGCGTCACCTTCAATAACGATATCTTTTCCTCTTTCAAGTACACCGGATCCGCTAATTTGTCCGATCTCTCCTACATTTCCGTACGCTGGTTTGATGAGTAGGGCTAATACAATTAAACCACCGAGCAGAAACCATGTATACTTGTTTGGCGCCATGCCGTTTTCCTTAGTCGCTCTGTGTTATATCAACGTCTTGATCATCACCAGCAAAATCAGCGTCAACCATATTATCGTTGACTCCACTTTGTGTAACTGTATAACTACTTGCACCGCCTGTAGCATCAATTTTAACTGTGTGTCCTGCACTATCGCCGTCACCACTTATGTTAATATCAACTACATTACCTGCACCACTTGACGTTAGATTGTTTCCACTAGCCGCACCGCCACTTGCTGTGCTTGAACTATTGTTTACAGTAACCGCAACCAATGCACTTACGCCGTCAACGTTTGAATTAATAACGTTTCCGTCACCAGTGATTGTGAATCCAATTGTAGATCCATCTGCATCAGCTGTATCGCCAATATCAAATGTAAATGCGTTTGAATCACCTGTTGCTGTGATATTTAAAGTTACGTTTTCACAATTTGTTCCACTTGTGCTATCACAACTTAAATCCACAGTGTTGCTGTCGCCAGTAAATGCCCATGTACCAGTATAAGTATTACCTTGAATATCTGCTACGATTGCGTTTGCAGAGCCAGTTTGTGTTATGCTAAATGTCATATCGTCACCATCTAGATTTACATCTGTTGTTGATGTACCGATTACGTTATTTGCACCGTCTTGTGTTATATCTAAGTCTAGAGTGTCACCTACTTGCTCGATGTAAATGTCGTTAGCCAAAGCAGGAGTAACAGTAAAGATAGATGTTAGTACTAAAGCTATTAAGCTATTTTGTATGTACTTTCTTGTCATTGTTGTCCCTCGTTGTTGTTTTGTTATTTTCTTCAGCTATAGGCCAACATAAATCTTTCGCGTTACAGTACAGTCTATCTTCAGGCCACTTTTCCATTGCGTCTTTCATTGGTAGTGGTCTTTGTGTAGGCACCGCGCCTTTATATGTGCTGTCCTTAAACTTCCAAAGTCCTTCCTTCTCACCTTCATATACCAGTTGAACTACGCCTGCTTCAATCGCCGCCCTTACAGCGTAATTTACTGGTTCGTTAACAGAGTAACCTGTCTCCGACTCTATCAATTTAGTTCCTAAATCTAAGAACTTAAAAATGTCCGCTCCGGACCTTGAACTTGCAATGGTTTTTTCCGTTGCAATACTCAATAATACCTTTCCAGTGCTTACTGATACAACTCTCATTACTACTGTAACGGTATCAACTCTGTACTCAGTTTGAGCTCCGATGCCTAAATATCTACTCCCTACACCTCCAACAGCTACGTTGCTGTCGTAACCAATAATGCCGCCTTCAAGTATTAATCCTGCGAACACCATTGGTTTCAATGCTCTTGGACCGTTCGGTAAGTCTTTTTCGTATACCTGTCTAGTGTTACGGATCAACTGTCTTTCTTTAATCAAGTTATCCATACCTATACGTTCAACTACTTCGAACCACGTTTTATTGCCTATCTCTTGCAGGGCTTTTATAACCCAAACTTCGGAACCTTGTGTTACTGCACTAGACAGATTAGCAATATTATCTGCAGGTTTACGTTGTCCAGTTTTATCTGAAAAACTGTAAACTGCAATAGTAATTTTCTTGCCGTCTAACTCAGGGACTGCAATCATCCTGTCAGCTAAAGGAGCCGGCTGTACTCTTGGTGGTCCAGCGTTTTCCTTTATGTCCAGCGACTTTTGCATTGTTCCACTGCATCCAGTAAGTAACAATATGCCTATAATAATTAAGATCTTGTTCAAAAGTTAAAATTCCCTGATCCTGGTATTTCGATAGTTGTTGTGCTTCCGTCTTCTTCTATTACAGTAAGCGTAATCGCTCCTGTAGTAGTGTCTTTGACCCAGCTAATGCTTGAGCCTTCGATTTCAGCCGATCCACTGTTTGCACAACTATTGCCGCAATCAGCAAACATACTATCTACCATTTGTTTTGATAGTGTTGCGTAAATTCTTGACTCAACGTTCTTAACAAATTTGTTCAGGGTAGTGTTTTCTAACTCTCGTTCTAATCTTCTTGCCTCTGCCTTTGCCTCATCTTCTAAATCCTTCTTTCTATTATGTTGTAGTTGCTCCACACTTAAAACGTGCGATGAGTAACCATTTCCATGATGGAAAGCAGGACTTTTGAAACCCCAGGTAAGTTCGGCGGCCACTGGCTTGCTGATTAATAACGATATAATAACGCCTACATATAAAAAACTTTTGTACATTTGTCAGACTCCTACATATGATATTTATCAGATTTTTGGTTCAGTCGCCTCCCTCACACTCTATGCACTTATTTATTGTAAGGTGTAAATAATTTTACACCTACTTAATTATAGGTTCCTATACGATAGTATAAATATGTGTATGCAAAATAAAACAGAACAAGATGTTCTATGGGAGGCATTAGATGATGCATTTCCAAGCAATATCAAATTACAAACTAATCTTAATGACGAAGTTAGTCAACTAGAAATAAGTCGTATAAGTGAAGCACTAAGAGAACACGACGGTAATCAAACTAAAGCCGCAAAGTCTTTACATTTAGGTAGAGTTACGTTTATTGCTAAAGCAAAGAAATACGAGCTAGTTTAATCACTTATTAGTAATTTTATCTATAGCTTTCTTAGTCCATTTATTGCCATTAAAGTCACGCTCTTTGTAGGGCAAAGCAGATCTTTCAGTATATAGTGTTGTAGGACAGGTGTATTGTTTAAGAGTACTAGCAAACTCTCTACTGCTATCCGTACAGGTATAAAAGCAATATAAGTCCTCTTCAACTATATCTTGATGTACTATTGTGCAGGAAAGCATACCTGCCATTGCTAGTTCAATGATCATATATGTTTGGTCCGTCTTTTACTTTAACAGGCTTACAATATGCTGTAACTCTGTGTTCTTTAGGCACTAGACTACTGTGCGAATAATTTCCGTACTGTCTAGGAATACGTTTGGCATAGTACTGACATACATCTATACTCCTAAAATACATAGGACTTGGTTGCTGTACATCTGCTAACAATACTACTAACATAAAGGCGTGTATCAAACAAGTCTCCTATCCGTACTTGGGCGTCTAATTACTGGCTTCTTCTTTATCTCTTCTATTACAGGTGGTTCTGGATCTTTTGGTTTCTTTGCTTCTGCTCTAATTTTGATTACTTCTCTTTGTTCAAGTTGTGACTTAAACATATCTCTCACTGCTTGAGCATTATTAGTGTGATGTAAGAATTGCATTATACCTGACCAACTATTACCTATAAAAAGTATACGTCCATCTTTATAAAGTATGCCTTTGTTGTCTTGATTTACATACTTAAAATTTGCGTATTCGTATAACAATTTAGATCATCCCTTTTACCTTTGCTATAAAATAAAACATGCCGAATAGTAAAACAACACCTGCTGAACTTAGTGCTACAATGGCTACTCCGTTAATAAATGCTTGTTTTGCTTCTGCTTGTCTATATACTTCCTTTTCACGCTTTGCTCTAATTTTACGTTGCATATCTTTTAGCTCGTCCCAAGTACCAAACCCAAAACGCATATTAAGCATAGTTTGTAGTTCTTTCTCCATTTCCATTATTTTCTTTTCATGGATTAAAAGATTAAGAGCTTCTTCTTCTACAGAGCCAGCCGCTAGTAGTTTTTTAAATATAGGTGGTTTCTTTTGTAATTGTTGACCTTTACGGAAATCTGATACACTGGTATACCATTTGCCCATTTGGCCCATGACGTTTTCGAATTCTTGCCCAGCATGTACGAATTTTTTTACAGTATTAAATGCTGTGGTTGCCGCCGCGACAGCGGTAAAGGGATCTATCATTAAACATAAAACTCCTTAGACTTTGGAGTAAGGCGCCCTCACGCTCTACTGCAAGTATTTACAAGTTTATGGTGTGAGATAATACGACTAGTTAATTTTAGGAAAAAGCATGTCAGTGCAGAACTTATCAACGTCAGCTTCGTTAAGTCCTAAACTTTTCATTACTCGTGGAGTGTGTGGATTTTGTTGCTGGTTATGACAGTAATAGTTTTGACTTGCAATAGTTAATTCTCTTTCACCTTCACCACTATACTGGCCAATGGAATCAAAGTACGTTTCAAGATTGTCTAAAGCCAGTTGAATAATAACAGTTGCTTCTTCTTCCCTTACATTGCTTGCCGCAATCATACTTGGAGTAAAGATGTTTGTTGCCCACTCGGGTAACTCACGCTTCTTTTCTGGCACAAAGTCTTGTACTG